GGGTCCTCCCATAAAGTGGTATGCGCCAACCGCATACTGTTTTCCCCCAACCCTTATGGGTTGAAGATATTAATACCCTAAGGTAAACTCCGTTTCTAAACGAGGTCAGTTCTCTGACCCCCAGTGTTTCACTGGCAGCAATGTACAAATTTTAATATATGGACCTTTTTCCAGGGCGTAGCCTCACACAAGCCCCATGTAACATCCCTCCCGACGCGGACAGCAGCGACTGTCCCCCAGTTGTTTGGGCCCCTAACCCGTGCTAGCAACACCAGGTGGTAAATCACGCGTAACCACCGCCACTGCATGATCATGCCAAACGATAATGCCCCTAAAGTCCTGTCCTAAACTTTGGAGCACCCGTGACTGGCGCGCAGTGTTATGTTTGCACTTTTCGATGTGCAGCACGACCTTTTCTCTCTCGCAGACTGACACCAACTCAGTAATGGTGACATCTCGGCGCCGTAAGTGTAGATATTTGTCCGCCAGCGTGGGTCCGCCGACGGCCAGTATTGCGCGCCATGCGCAATGCTGCTGTGCACTTACCACAACCCTTGTAGCCCTACAGGACATACTCCAGGTAATGGCCGCTGGTAATTCCTTTAATTTGTGGTTGAATGTAAATTCATACTCACAAACCAGTTGGAATCCTGATCCCAGCGGAACGTCGAACGCTCTGTCAAGCATCTCGCCATACGTGTGGTGTCCAACCGCGCGTATCTCACGTAAGATGCCGAAATGGGCGGCGAGCTTCTCTTTAAAACCCGGCTGGGTAGGTTGCGCTGTGAACAACTTCCACATACGCCTGCCCATCTTCCGGATCACAAAGACCGAGTACAACTTCGAACAGAACGAGCCTAGTTCGGCTGTTCTCCATTTCCACGACACATTCGGGAAAAGCAGTTTAACGTTCGGAGTTAACTCTCTACTAAGGTACCCATCGTCACCTTTCTGAATTACGATGTCATCTTCTCGTAAATCATAATCGACGACTAGGGTGGTCAACGCCATAAGAATATTTGCAATTAGGGTCCATGGCGCACCGGACCCCAACGAATAATGGTTGAGCAGCTTGAGCGCATGATCTAAGCACTCAACGCTTTCGCGACTCCGCGTTTCTTCAAACAGTTTGATATAGATCTGATCTACACCTGCTAATTCCGCTATGTAACTGAAGGCCTGTACATGCCATCTGTTATGCGAAGTATCCTGTTTGTCGAGATCGAATTCGACTCCGTTTTGTTTGCCGCAAGCGGCATACAAACGGCTCATCACCAGACGTAGTTCATCCTCGGTGTAGCCTACGTCTGCTATCAACCCGGGTCGCAAGTTTATTTTCACAAACTCGGTGATCTGCTTAACCATCGCAGCGAAAAGGAGCTGTGCCATTGGACCTTTATAAATGACACCTTGCACTTTCAGCAAGTCGCTTGTCTTCTTAGGCATTTCACCCTTGGCGAAAGCTTTTGAATTAAAGTCGGCATACAACGCCCTCTCAGGGTCGTCAGTTGCTTCCAAAATCGCTAGCCATTGTGCGGAATTCTTTTCAAAATTTACTTGCGGTGTACGCGTTAATTTTCGTTTGAAAAGAGTTCGAACGCGAGATTTAACATAAGTCATTAAGGATTTAGTCATAGGGTCCTTATGTTTATTCTCAACCGCCATTCGATTGACGGCGTTAATATGGCTGGCTACCCACGATTCGGGCTTGGCCATATCAACTGCAGCTGACATCTTCTGAGATAAGATGTGCTGCGCGATGCGTTTTATGGCGCCGC